CTGTCAAACACCTCATCCATGATAAGTAGATTGGTGCTGACACTGTTACGCAACTTGGCAACTGTTCGCCATGTGAATAGCAGAGACAGATCAATACGCATTTTCTCACCTTCACTAAATGAATCATAAGAAAACTCATCACGAAAACGTGACTTGATTTTTTCGTTGAAGTTTTCGTCGAGTTCAAACTGGACGAAGAAGCCCAGTTGCTGTAGGTAGTGGTTAACCAATTTATTCATCACGGGGACATACTGCTTGATAATCTGTGACTTGATACCACTATCACGAAGCATCTCCGACCCGACACGAAACATAGTCTGCTCTTCGCCGAGGTCAGTCTTGCGCTCACGATAACCTTTCATCTGTTGTTTTAAGTCGTCAATGCTATTATCGGTATTTTTAACAGCATCTACCTTATTTGACAGGTCAGTAATCTCTTTATTGAGTGAAGATACAAACTCGTTATAGGTAAAAATATTACGATTATGGTCAGAGACTTGACTGTTTAAATCAGAAATCTGTTGATTGACTTCTAAGATTTTCTCCATTCGTGTCTCTAATTCACCACGTTTTTTCTCCAGCATCTCTAGTGTTTCATTCGCTTCGGTGAGTTTACCTGTACGATCTTCGACCATCTGCTCTTTGAAATGAATAGAAATGTCCTGCTGACAGGTAGGGCAGTTTTCGTGGTCGTGGAAGAATTCAATCTCTTTCGAGATTTTCTTTACTCGCCGTTGGAGTTGTTGGAGCCCTGACGCAACTTTTCCTTTTTTATCTTCAGTTTGGCCCTTATCTGAGATTCGGTCTTCCAGAGATCCAATTTCAGTTTGAAGATTTGATAGTCTCTTGGTTTCTTCACCAATCTTTCCCTCAAAGTCTGCAATCTGTTTTTGCTTGTCATCGATAGTCTTCCTATGGTTAGTCACCATAGTATTTAGATGCTTCTTTTCCATCTCAATCTTTTCATCGATGAGATTGATTTGATATTCAATCTCACGGATGTCACCTTTGTTCTGAGACAAACGCTCCTTCAGTAGATTGTTCATGGTAGAAAATATTTGTAGGTCAAGCAGGTCTTCAATCACCTCTCGCCGCTGTGCAGCAGACAACTGCATGAACGGTACAAAGGTAGACGACCCAAGCACAACAACCTGACTGAATGACTTGTGGTTCATCTTGAGAATATTTTTCTCTAGATAATCCTGATAGTCACGCACAGATGCTTGCTGACTGATAAGATTGCCATTCTGATGGATCTCAAATATCCCAGGCTTGATACCACGACGAATGAGGTATGATGACTTGCCGACATCAAACTCAACCTCGACAATCAATCCCTTCTCATTGACAGAATTAATCAGTTGTGGTTTATTGATTTTGCGGAATGGTTTGCCGTACAGCACAAACGACAATGCGTCAAGCATCGTGCTTTTGCCAGCACCATTCTCACCAATAACCAATGTCGTCTTGTTTCTTAGAAAATCAATTTCGGTAAAAGCATTTCCTGTGCTTAGAATATTCTTGTACCGAATACATTTAAATGTAATCAAAAAATTACTCCAGAGTTAGAGCCTCAGCATATAGGTTATGAAATAGTCCTTTGAGTTTCTTTCTACTCACAGCAGTCTCAATCTGATCGACATACCCTTCTAGCATCTCCATCGTTGACTTTGCTTCATCTATTATACCATCTTCATTATCCATGTCAAGGTTTAAAACGTCTTCAATGATTTGTAAATTCTGCACACCTGCTTTTTCAATACGCTCAACGAATAGGTCAAACAGATATGGATTGCTTTTGTTCTTGACAATGAGTTTGATGTATGCGGCTTCAAAGATAGAGAAGTCGATATCATCAAGGTCTTCAATCTTCATGCTCGTGTCATCATAGTTGAACTTATGAAACATCTGTAGAGGGTTAGGCACAAACTCCAACTCTCGTGTCTCAGTATCGTATATATGAAAACCTTTCTGGTCTTCGAAGTCACTCCAGGTCATCTCATATGGGCAACCAAGATACGAAATGTTACCCTCTGTAGAACGATGATGAAAGTGACCAGAGAAAACTTGGTCGAACTTACGAAACTCCTCACGGTCAAATCCACCATCACAGAATGCGCCACGATGCATCTCAAAACCATTCAGTTCCAGATGCCCCATCATGACCTGACTTTTCGTATCTTTCACTGCACTCCAACTGTCATTCCAGTTATCAGCACAGATCCATGGTAGCATAAGAATATCAAGCCCGTCAATGTTAATCTCTGTGGGTTTGTCGATTAAATTAATCTGATACTCACTTGTGCCATACAACTGGTCGATAGCGTTGATATCGAGTTTGTTACGAAAATAAATGTCATGATTGCCGATGATGCACCAGAACTTCATACCACGATGGGCAATTGGTTTGATAAGGTCTTCATGCAACTGATTAGACGATACGAAATTGATATACTTGCGACGATCAACAATATCCCCTAGATGGATGATATGGTCAATCCTATTTTTATCAATGTATGGAAAAAACACTTCATTCCAGAAGCGTGAGAAGAACTTAGCAAACACCTGATTATCATTACGAGCGCCGAAGTGTGTATCGGTGACAAGTGCTACCTTCATTTATTGAACCTCTTTTCTTCGAAATCTTTGATAAAGATAGATGCATTCTCAGACGCACCCTCACTGGTTTTAATCATTTCTCTATCCTCGCCGCTCATGGTAGATTCAAGGTTAAACATCTCGGTGGCTTTGTATTTTGTGTAGAGTGCTTTCTTCTCTTTCTCAATACGACGCAGATACGCATAGTAGATGATCTGAGTAAAATAAGCAAATGGATTCGTTGATTTATCGGGATTAAAATTATTCACATACATGATGCAATTTTCAATACCGTCGCCAATCATTTCTTCTTTGAATGGATAATTAATAAAATTTGGTTTGTTTGAAAGCTTATAGGCAATACGCATAATGCAGTCACCAACATAATTTGGGACACGAGGTGGTTGTTTTCCGTCTCGTTCTGCTGCTTCACGATTGTCACGATATCTTAGCATCTCTGCGTAGAACTTTTTATTGTCTACATAATGCTCTCTTTGATTCGGCTTTAGTTTCACATGTATCTCCTTATGAGGGAATATGACTTATAATATAATAACACTGTCCATATGTCAAGCGTAAAATAAATTAATTTTTTTGTTGACATAGGGTTGACAAAAGCGTATATTCAGTATGTAGCCTGTTAATGAATAGTACCTTTAATGTTACTAAGTAACTGTGTAATGGCATTAGCTGTTGATAGTGGTTTAGAATACTCGTAATCAGTATCCTTTTTAAACTCTTCAATATCCTTTGCAGTGTCAGCTAGATACCGTTCATAATACTCTTTGATGTCATCATCTACCATGCCGACTGTTAGAATATTATTTATGGAAAAGAAGAAATTCTTACTTCGAGACATTCCATTAAATAATACTGTAAAGAAGACCTCACTATCTTCAATACTGCACACAACTGGATTTTTAAGCAACATGCCATATCCATTTGCATTAGTGATCCGACCAATAATCGACTGACCATTATTCAACATGACAATACGATAACGGTCATTCTGTAAGACTTCTTCTGGAAATTCTTCTGAGATATTCTCTTCATCAGCCATTTAACTCTCCAAATCTATTGTGTGAATCTTGTATTCAAACTTTTCTTGATTGTAGATTTTCACTCGTTCATATAAATGCTTTAGTGTATAGTTGATATGCTTCTTGTGCTGTAAGTTGTCGCCAATATCAAATAGTGTACATTGGTCTTTATTTTCACTAGTCCTCAACCCCCGACCAATAGATTGAAGATTTCTAATTTTACTTTTAGAAGGACTGGCAAATATAATATTGTGCAAAGCTCTAATGTTAATGCCAGTAGAAAAAGTACCATACGAGGCGATGATAATTGCATTCGTTTCTTTCTCTGTGATTTCTCTTACGGACTCTCTTGTCTCGCCATCAGTACCACCAAAGACAAAGAATATCTTACGGTCCTTGCTTACTTTATTATTTATAAGATCGTAAAGAACCCTCCCATGCTTCTCAACATACTGAAATAGAACCAGCGTATTGCCATTCAACGATAGAGTTAAATTTTGAATAAACTTATTACGCTTTTGATTACTGACAATGAAGTCCATCTCCTGTTGATACTTTAATTTGGAATTGTCTTTACAAGTCTGTTCTGAATATTTCAGTACCAGTATTCTAATTTTTAAATCTGCAAGTTGGTTACTCTCCATCAAGTCTTTTGTCTTGACTAATGATTTAACTGGACCAAACAAACCTTCAAGCACAAGTTGGTGTGTCTGCGATCCGTCAAGTGTACCAGTGAATCCAAACCGATACTTAATATCCACCATCTTTTCTAAAATAGAGGTCAGTGACTTCGCTTTGAATAAATGTGCTTCATCGCCAATAACGACGCCAAACTGGTCGTAGAACGCTCTAGGCTGCTTGTATACAGACTGCCATGTAGTAATGACTATATTGCTATCAATTTTATTTTTCCACGATTTATCAGTGTCTCCAGTGATTTTCAACACCTCAAATGGACCTTGATTATAGTCCTCAAAGTCCTTTGCTAACTGATGCACCAATGAGATAGTTGGTACGATGATGAGTTTTTTGTGTGGATAGAAACGTGTCAGCAGATAAATCATCAACGACTTACCAGAGCCAGTAGGAGACAACAGCAAGCACCTATTGTTTCGCACCGCATGTACAAACCCATTGATCTGATAGTCTCTTGGTGTGTGTTTTACCTTGATACTCTGTACGAATTGACCGCATTCAAAGACTGAAAACTCATTAGAGGTGTCTAATTTATCCTCAACCTCAACTGTGTAATCCATATTGGCAGCAAACTTTTTGACTTCACCAATTAGACCTTTGTATATTCTAAGCGTATTCAGATTGTAAAGACGGATCTTACCATCCCACATACGAGACTTGTATGCAGGCATGTACTTGTATCCAGGTACATAGAATGAGAAGTGCTCATACAGTTCCTGTGCCGTGCTACGTTCACAATCAACACGGACGAACACCTCATCGTGTGGTTTGATAATTATATCAGACAGCACCATTGCTGAATTTTCGCCATTCAATAGCGTTTCTGATGTTCCATTGTCTGCCATTAACTGCCTTCATTATTTCTTCAACCACATCAACAATCTCTTGCTGATATGACGTTCTAAGGTTCAATTCAATCATGTCGGAATCTGTATCGACGTAAGTATGTATCTCTGATTTCAGAACCGTTTTCAGACATGGTTCTCGTTTGATTTCTGCTAAGTCTTCGGGGTTGTTAAGTTCACCCCGATAGTATTCAGCGAGGGTCTTAGCAAGTTGTTGCTTTTTGATTGTAAGACGACGCAACTTCTGCCGCTCTTTTGTGAGGATGTTAAGCCACTTGGCATGAAGATTAGGTATCTTCAAGCTCTCAGAATCTAAATCAACATTATCCATCTTCACATCTTCGGACCATAGGTCCATGATTTCATCAATATTCATTATCTTTTTCTATTCCTTTCACGCAGTTTTTCACGTTTCTCTTCATCTTCTTGTCGTTCTTGTTCATTTATTTTTTCTACCTTCATTCCGAAATACATACCTAACCCGTATGAAACTATAATCAATATTGCTGACCAAAGTATACTTGTAAGCATTTAATACTCCTAGACTGTTTCGATAGTATAATCCCTATATCTAAACGAGGCTGTTGCTTCTAAGTATTCAATATCAGTAGCAGCAGTGCTGAACTGAAGTTCTGAGATAGACTCTGGAAACATGCCTCTAAACTTCACACGAACATTAGGATTGTATTTACTACTCAAAATAACTAAAGTACCATCGGACAAATTGTTTTGATTGATACTAGCATTTTGAAATCTTCTATACTGTTCAGTTGATTCGGGTGACCCCAAACCTATTAACCAATTGTATAACTCTAGAAAATTTTTCATATCTTCATCCACTCTAAATGTAACATTAAAAGCACCGAATGTCAACTTTTCTCCTGGGAGTGGGTAGTCAATAAGAGGTGTAGGCACATTCACAGCACCACTCAAACTCACATTCGGTAGACTTGCCGTCTGCGAGAAATATGTGACTGTAGGCAATCTGTCCAGAACTAATCTGAAACCAGTTTGACCTAGCATATTTTTATTTGATGGATCTGCCATACCTACCTCCTAACATTCTATTTATACAAAAAAAGAGGGGAGCAAATGCCCCCCTCCAGTTTCTTGTTGGGTTGTCCCCAATCTTATGATTACATAAGGTTGCTGACACCGACCAAGCGATAGTAGATATTCTTCTTAGCGAAGGCAATAGCACCATCTGCGTTTGATGTAGCAAATGGATTAGCAACCATACCATAACGAGTCTTAAACCCGATTTTTGGTTGGAAGGTGTTCTCGCCAACCGCACGAACCATTTGTAGTGGAACATATGGGCAGTAGAAGATACCAGCATCAAAGGCACTTGAACCTTTGTAACCTAGTGTGAAATACTGCTTGCCTGAAGCACTTGCAAAGTATGGGTCGATGTAGACACGGATACGACCGTTTAGGACACCAGCGAAGGTGTTGCCTGTGTCATCAACGTTTAGGTTGTTGCTAAGAGCAGGTGTGTAATCTAGAACACCAGCCAT